CGTTATCTTCTCCACCCCAAACGACAACGGAACCAATATTAGATTCATTCAAAAGAATAGCTTCATAATCTTCTGCGGTGACAGCACGATTCTGTGCAGCAAAAGATTTTGGTGCGACAAATTTAATTCTTTCTGTAGATTCTCTGTCTTGTCCACCAAATGCCTGCCCGGTTCCAGTAGTACTCACAGCAAATGCAATTTCAGTCACACCACCAACAGTGTCTGCAAATTCTAACGCCTTAATGCTGTTGGCAGCAGAACCACTTGAGACAACGTAATCTAGATAAACAATATTTCCGTTCGTTAAAGCGGCACCAATAACTCCATCGCCAAATTTTACCTGAAACTTTCCATCTTCAACTTCTTCTAAGAAATATACGAGAGAAGTAGAATTTAATGATACTACATTATCTGTTGTAATAAAAGTTTTTACTGTCAAATCAACCGATGAATTTTGTACTCTAACAATTAACGTTGATGTGTCTGCATTGTTATTCATCAATAAAAATCTTTGATCAGGATCATTTACATTATAAACATATCTTTCTGATACAAATTCACCCTCAATTAATTCGATACCAGATTGAACATATGTTCCTGTGCCGCTTCTTGTAATTGTTACAGGGTCTTGTGTCAAGAATCTAAAAGTTTCACCATTTAGTACTGTTCTAAATTTTGTGTATTTTGGTAAGGTTATACTTGCAGGAGAACCAGTTACAGATGCGGTCAAAGTTCCTATTATTTTTGCGGAGCTAAATGATCTAGGAGTATAATTTAAAGATTTGGCAAGATTAACTACAGAGTTTCTTCTTTGCGCCGTTGTCAAAAAAGTTTCCGTTGCCATCATATTTTGATAGAACGAATTGTAATAAGTGTTATAACTTAAAATTTCAATAAGAGTACTAATACCAGAAGAATCAAAATTGTAGTCTCTGAATTCGTCTTGGCCTTGCAAGTAAGTTCTAAAGTTCTCACGAATCTGTTCGAAACTTAATCCGTCTAGTCTTAAATTTGTAGGTGTTGCCATTTTAGCTTGTTCTCGATATATTTGTTGTTAGGGTTTGTAGCTGAGGAGAATTTTTTACATAATACTCAACGATTACCTCAATACCATAATCTTCATCAAGTTTGGTTTCTATAGCAACCACAAATGCTCTAGGCTCATACTTTCTAATAACTTCAGCAATTTCTTCATTCAATTCAACGCGGCTCTGTTCATCGGCTTGGCTGAAAAGATAATCAAATACAGGCGACCCATAAGCAGGGTCAAAAGGTTTTGATCCTTTTGGGCTTCTGATTAAATTAATCAGCGCCTTTTTAACCGCCGTTTCATTTTTGGCAATAGGAACACCTCCTGTGATAGGATTCGGCGTTAAATTGAGTGGTAAATCTTTGAAAAAATCGCTCATGTCTTATTTATGTGGTAGATTCTGAGGTTTTAGTTTCTTGAATTTCTTTTCTTCTTTCCTTAGCGACTTTTGTAAATTCCGCTAATGCCTTTCTGGCTCTTGTTCCGGCTGCTTTATTGCCTTTTACGGTAAACTTTTCGTTTTCTTTGATATACGAATCAAATAAATTTACTAGCGTTTCATGATGTGTCATGGTAATAATCCTTTAAAAATATTGACAAACTCTTGACAAGATGTTATAATCACGGTGTCCTCTATGATTAAGAATAACTTTATGATTTGTTGATAACTAAATCCCAAATAACTTTACTGTCAGGAAATAGTTTGTGGAGCAACAATGCTGCTCTCATATTTATTCCCATAATTAGATCGAATCTTTCATCTTCAGTTAACTTATTCAGCCATTCTTGAATTTCATCATCAGTAATATCTCTAGCCATTCAATTTCTCCTTAATATTATTAATTAGCATCATCGTAGATGCCGCACATTTCATTGAAAATACCATCGCTTTCCTTAGCATATAAGTTTCTTCTTTTTTCATAATGTGAGAAATAAACTTAATCCAATGTTTTTGATTAATTTTACCTACTATTTTATTAATCAAATACGACCCATATATCATTTTTTTACCCTGTATGGTAAACTCATGCAACAAACCCATAATTTGTTCATGGGATAGAAACCCCTTTTCCCAGGCAAGTCTCATAAATCCGCCGTCATACAGAATAGAATGTGTTAGATATCCATTCACGAAGTATGTTCCGTCCCCACCTTCAAGCCAAAGATTGTAAACAAAATCTCCTTTCGGCTGCGTAGTAATTGGATTTTGTACACGTTTTAATTTTGGCATCCAGTCATAAATGTCTATATCGTGTGCCACCCATTCTTTGTTCACAAATAACATGTGATTTGGTGTAGCAAACGGAGTATGATTTTCTGATGGAGAATACAATGTATTCCAAAGTATGTTGTCAGGAAGTTTTTCTACAAATAATACCTTGCTTGGTTTTGAATACATGCCACTTTGAACAAGATCGCCAGGCATAATTTCATCAATTCTTTTATTTGATCCGTCCCACATCGACACTAAAGTTTCTCCGGTGAAACATCCGCCGCCTCCGCCTCCACCTCCACCTCCACCTCCACCGCCGTCGCTAGGTCCTGGATTCGCTCTTGTACCTATTGTAAAGTTTCTAGGACCACGTTTGCCGCCGCCTGTAGTTGTGTGGGTTACTTCAGAAATCCACTGTAGCTGATCTATTAAATTATAAGTTCCTAAATCGCCTTGAACAAGAATATCGCTACCTCGAATAACAATTCTTGCTGAACCGGTACCTCGTAGAGTAATACTGTCTTTACCAAAAATATCCACAGAATTTTTATTTAAGTCTAAAAAAGTTCCATCTTTATGAAATAAAGTTAATTTATTTACAGAATCATCGTCTATGAGTGCAATCTTATGTCCTCTTTCGGACTCAATTAATTTTGTTGCTGAAATTAAATTATAGTTTGAATCTATAGGCAATTCGTTTGATGATGTGGTGACAGCACCGAACGATCTTTTTGTTCTTGCATGTTTCCCAAATTGAGTAGATACTTGTCCTGCTTTTAGTGGTGTAGGTATGACACCAAATACGGCAGGTTCTTGAGCCTCAACTCCATCAAGAAAGAAACCGAGAACAAAATCACCAAGTTCAAGTCTTGAATAAAGTGTAGAGGTGTTTGGTGATATGACTACGGTTGCCCATGGCAAATCATCCGTTGGAACTAAATTATTAGTATCTCCAACAGTTGTAGATTGCGCAACATATTTTGGATGATATCCAAATATGCGCACCTTTACTCTACAAAGTAGTAGAGGGTCGTTGTTATCTTCAACAACACCAATCCACCAAACAAAACCATCTCTACCTAAAAACATAAATTATCCCATGTTCTTGAAATACTGAATTCTTCTTTCTTGGCTTGCTATCCACTCATCGGAAGGTTTTCCTTCACCTTTGTAGTACGCCAGTGGTCGTCCAGTTTTCTTTGATACTAGTGCCCATTTTCCATCAACTTGTTTTAATACTTCATCAATCGATTCGACACCAAAAACATCTTCTTCCCACTCTTCAATAGATATTGGAGTGCTTAATATGTATTGCTTGAAATTTTTCATAAATCGTCCAGTTCTTTTGTGTCTAATGCGTCTGCCGGCACGTTATCTTTGATCCAACTGTATAGTTGCTTGCGAACGTCTGCATCGGTAATCATAGGTTTACCTGGTTTTTTCATGGTTATATACATGAAGTTGCCTACAACTTTATTTCCTTTGATATCTTTGTAGTGCTCACCGGTTTTTGGATCAACAATAAACATTGTATTTTGTGGATTGTTTAAGACAACATAAACACCACCATCAACTTCTCTAGGAAATCCTGTTTTGATCAAACTGAATATTGTTTTTGCAGCACCTTTATGAGTCTTTAAAAGAATGTCTTGTGGTACAACTCTAGAACGTTTTGCATTATTTTGAATTGCAATTTCGTAATTTGTAAGAACCCAAGTCACATGAATATCTGTTGTTTCATATCCAGCCTTCAGCACTATTGGAATGTAGTTATTGATATCATCCATATCAGCAAAGGTTGAATCAATAAGAACATTAGGCAGTGTTCCTTTTTCTGCACCATTTAGTAATAAATCTAGTGTTTTATTTTTTGCTCCAGTGGCTCTAACTAAAACGTGAAGTGCATACACATGTTCTGGTGTTTTCAGGTTCAAATCTTTTAATGAATAACCTTTGTCGATAACATTCTTTTGAATGAGATTCATATCAGAATTGCTAATGTTATCGCCATATTTTTTCAACAAGTCTTCCATAGTAAACTTGCCAAGATCGTCTAATTTTTGAAATGCAACTTTTAATTCATCAACA